AGACATTGTACTTCAAGATGGATGGGAGCTTGAAAACTTCAAGAAGAATCCCGTTCTGGTTTGGAATCACGACTATTCACGACCCCCCTTGGCTGAGATAACGGACATCAGAATCGAAGATGGAAAGCTTGTCTTTTCCGCCAAATTCCCCGAAAAGGGTGTATACGATCTTGCCGATACGGTTTTTGAACTGTATAAACGTGGTATTCTGAAGGCTTTTTCAGTAGGTTTCATTCCTTTTGAAGAAGAGCCGAATGAACATGGTGGGAGAACGTACAAGAGACAAGAACTCGTTGAAATTTCTGCAGTGACAATACCCGCAAATCCCGATGCCTTGATCATGGCTTTTAAAGCGTATTTTGATGCTGAGCAAAAAGCAGTTCCTCCGTCGCACAATCCGCCGACAGATGCCGATTCTGATTGGGACAAAAACAGAGCCATCGTTCAGCTGAGAAAATGGGCGAGCAAAGATGGATCAGGTGACAAAGACACAATCGACTGGAATAAATACAGGATGGGGTTTGCGTGGTACGACGCGGAAAACAAAGAGAACTTCGGATCCTACAAGCTTCCGCATCATTATGTGAAGGATGGAAAACTTGTGACGGTCTGGAAAGGTGTTGTGGCAGCTATGGCTGCGTTGTTTGGAGCAAGAGGAGGGGTTGACATTCCTGATAGCGAGAAGAAGAAAGTCTACAATCACCTTGCAAATCACTACAAGCAGTTTGATAAAGAGCCTCCCTCGTTTGAGACGCTTATGGTTCTTTCTGAAATCATGAAAGATCTCAGGGAAGAGTATGAAAAGAGATTTGAACAGCTTGAAAAGAAACTACTTGAACTTTCGGAGCTTTCTTCTCGTTTTGAAGAGCTTGAAAAAGCTGTAAAGCCTTTGGTACTTGCTGAAACTTTGAAAAAACTTTGGAAGGAGGTTGGTTGAGGATGATGGTTGAGGAACTCAAAGGGGCTTTGGAAGAGTTTAAGGGTGAGGTTATAGAAACCGTGAAGATTGTGACGAAAGAGGAAGTGAAAAGAATTCTTGAGGAGGAAAAGATAGGCAAGATCGAAAAAGCACCCGAATATTCTGAAGGCGAAAAGAAAGATATAGCGCAGTTCTTCAAAGCGCTTGTCAGCAAAGATTTTGTTGCTCTGAAAGCTCTGTCTGAAGGAGTCGACACCGCAGGAGGATATCTTGTGCCGGAAGAATTCAAGGCGCAGGTTCTTGATATAGCGAAAGACGTTGGTTATGTGAGAAAGTACGGAACGGTTCTGACGTTGAACAAAGACACGATGAATATACCGAAACTGTCTAGCAAGCCATCAGTGAGCTGGGTCTCTGAAGGAGGACAGATTTCTGAAGGAGAACCCACCTTTGAACAGGTGCAGCTTGTTGTGAAAAAGGCAGGGATTATCGTTCCTGTCACCACTGAGCTTTTCGAAGACTCCGATACTGACATAGTGAAGCTTCTTGCAAAAATCTTCGCAGAAGCTTTCGCAGAGGGAGAAGACACACAGGGCTTTGCGGGTGATGGAACGGTCTTTACAGGTGTTTTGAATGCGTCCGATGTGAACACTGTGACGATGGATACAGGGAAAACAAGCTTTGCTGACATCACAGCAGATGATCTCATCAACTTGATTTCTGCTGTTCCTTCTAAAGTTGCAGGAAAAGGATACTTTGTCATGCACAGAAGCGTTCTTGCAAAGATAAAGACGCTCAAAGACGGAAATGGAAGCTATCTCTTCAATCCTACCGACAAAACGATTTGGGGCTATCCTGTCATAACAATTGACGTAATGCCTTCAATGGCGGATTCTGCCGCTGATAAGGCGTTCATCATATTCGGAGATCTTTCTTACCTCTATCTTGGAGACAGAAAGAAGATGAGCGTGGCGCTTGCCGATCAGGCGACAGTTGGGTCTAACAATCTCTTTGAGAAAGACATGATTGCAGTTAAAGCAACCGAGAGAGTCGCTATAACAGTCGCAATGCCTGAAGCCTTCGCGGTTTTGAAGACAGCAGCTAGCTGATGAATCCTAACAGCAAACAATAGGGAGGGCTCTCCCCCTCCCTATCTTTTTTGAACAGGAGGGATGAGACATGAAGAAGGTTGTTGTTGTCAGGCCTATTTGGTATGGAAAACGCTTCGAGGAGGGAACTGTCGTTGAGCTTCCCGATAAAGTCGTTCTTGCGTTTGGTTTTCGGTATCTTCGTGTGCTTGAGGAAGGCGGTGAGGTAGATGATAACGCTGGACGAAGTGAAAACGTATCTAAAGATAAACGATACAAGCGAAGACGCAAGGCTTGAACTGATCAGGCAGGGAATCGTAGAGAGTGTGAAGAAATACTGCGGTCGTGAGTTTGAATACGGCACATACACCGAGGATGTGTATTTTCGACAGGGGATAGGCATTGTGAGGGAGACACCCGTTGAGAGTATCAGCAGTATAACGAGTACTGAAGGGGAGACGCTGACGGTTTACAAGCAGCTTCACGGAGTGATTGTATTGAACGAATCGTACACAGGCTGGGCAACTGTTCAATACGTTGCAGGTTACAATGTCATTCCGTACGATTTGAAGCTGGCTTTATTGCGCTGGTGTGAATATATCTACAACAAGCCCGAAGGAGTGGAATCACAGAGTTTCGAAGGGATGAATGTGAGATTCACAGCTCCAAGTGATGTCCGCTTGATTCTTGACAAATACAGAAGAGTCAGGATGTGAGATCATGTTCAACGATTTTGTTTTGAGCAATTACGCTTTCGATCGACTGCCAAAGACGTTTGTAACGATCAAAACACCTGCGGGCGTTTCGTATGACAACACCACTAACAGACAGGTGGCGACGTACACAGAGACGCAGACTTATGCGTATGTGGGGACGTGGGATGTGAAGACGCTTCAGGCGCTGTCGACCACTAGCAACAAAATAACGAGCACGACACTGAAGGTGATCGTTCGTGGTGTGGATGTTTCGACGGACTCCATCATTGTGATCGACGGGAATGAGTATAAAGTGGCTTTTTTGCGAAAACGAGGAAATTTGACAATTTTAGGAGTGAATCCATCGTGAAATCAAAAGATGGGTTGGTTGAAATTCAGTCAAACGTCGATGTTATCAACAGAAAACTCAAAAAACTTGCCCAGTATGCCCCCGATGCGGCTAAATACATTCTCAGACAGATCGCTTTCGGGATTTACCGTGATTTGATAATGCGAACACCTGTTCACACGGGAACTGCACGAAGCAGATGGACGATTCGTGCGACAAATAACGGTTTTACGTATGAGATTGGAAATCCGACGCATTATCTCATTTATCTCGAGTATGGAGTTACTGGATTGAGCAAAGATCCGGAGAAACGAAAGAGATCGCTGAGATATCTTTTTGCGACAGGAATTCTGCGAAGAGAAGATGGAATTATCGTGTACACGTACAAAAAGGATCCTCGATATGAGCCTGGATTTATCCGCAAGACGCTACAGGAATGGGCGCTGAAGGCTCCGCAGATGGTTAGAAAGTATCTGAAGGAGTGGATTTTGATGCAAATGCGAAGGAAGTGAGAATATGACGAAGCAAATGTATCTGAACATTATTCTGTCGATACGAGATTTTTTGTACAACATCAATCCTCAATGGCGTTGGTATTTGGATACAGTCAACGAACGTATGAATGAAGATGTGTTTATAGAAGTGCTCACGTCGATGCAGATGATGGAAAATTACCCGTACAAGCAGGATTTTATGAACATCAACGTGTACGCCAAAGATAACATCGATGACGTTGTCGGAACGATTGTTGAGGCGCTGGAGAGCAGAGTGATACCGGTCAAGGATTTTGCGGGTGGTACTGGCGAGATTATCGATCATCTTGAGATCACACGGATAGATATTAAAACGCTTGGTGTTACAGAGAGTGGACATGTCGTCCGTAATCTGAGTGTGTATTACAAAATTTTGGAGTAAGGAGGGAGACACATGCCTAAGAGTTACCCCTTGCGGAAAGTGCAAATTCAATTTTACGATGGCAATGCGACGACTCCGAACACGATTAATCTTGCATATTTTGGATCTGTGCCGGAGCTTCCTGATGTGGTGGTGAATAGAAATCTGGAAGTGCGACTTGATAGAGGTCAGTTCTCGCACGTTGATTTTGGTGATGACGCTTTGGAATTTCCCGAGGTGACTCTGACGATAGATATGGTTGATACGCATGTTTCGACTAACAAACACGCTCTTGAGCAGTGGTTTAATCAGCACCAGACGGTGGATGGAACTGATCTTGTAAGTACCAATGATGGCGGCGCTCAAGCTCGAGATGTTGACACAGGAGAGTTAGTAGACATAGGGCTTCCGACATCGATTTTCACGATAGGTATGAAAATACTCTTCTCAGATGCGGATGATACAAACAGCTTTGGACGAGATTATAAATATGTCAAACCTATCGAGGCAAGAGTATCGGCGGGAGATACGGGAGGACAGATTATCTTGCGTATGCAGCTGCTGGGAACTTACACAGAAATAAGTAACCTGTGAGGAGGGGAAGGATATGCAAATAAAACAAACCTTTGATGTGATCGTGAAGGATATCAACGGGACGGAATTGTTTGTGTTTAAAAACGTTAAACCCGTTATCAAAGCTGAAACCATCACGATCTCGAGTGAGCGTTTTGTGAAGAATCAGCATATTGTTTTAGAATGTGTGGCTGAAAATGCTCTTGCGGGGGAAGTAACTCCTGATGAGATGATATCCGAATCGCGGTAAAAGGGGAGACTTCCCCTTTTTTCTTTTTTTATGGAGGTGACAAAGCATGCCAACATGGAATAAGCGATATGTCAGTGTGGTTGCCGAAGAATTAACAAAACAGCGAGTACCTGTGGTGAATGTTACTAACGTTGACCGCACGAATAAAGGTAAAGACATAAGTGAATTGACAATATACGGCGTAACACTCGTGAATCTTCTTGGAAAATACGGAAACTTTGAAACGGATAGTAATAGTGATGGATTGGCGGACGGTTGGGTTGGAGAGGGCGAAAATTTTTCCTTAGTTAGTGGTTTAATTGGTTCATACGCCCAACAAGTATATGAGGACAATTCATCGGGTACATCAAATGTTTTTCCTCAACTAAGTCGTACAATTTACACTATTTCAGAGAACGATGTTATTTTTGTAAGATGTTATGGAAAATTAAATAGCGACCATACTGCCTTGAAGCCTATTCTAGCAGTTAGTTTTAAAGATATAAACAACGAAGAATTACAGTACGTAAATCTTGGTACTATAAACAACACATCATGGACATTAGTATATGGTAAATGCACAGCACCCGCCTCTACATATTCAGCGATTATAAAATCTTTTGACAACAAGGCTTCTGTTGGAACTATAGCATCGTGGGTAAGTGACGGTGTAGCTGTTTACAACCTCACCAAAATGGGTGCTCTTCCTGAACCTTTGCAAGAACTCTACGGTGTCCAGAACTGGGCTGACCTTGACGCTGATACACTCGCTCAGCTTCTTCCGTATGTTGACAGCGTAGCAAGTGTTGGATACACGTTCAACGATGGAACGCTGACAGTGATGGTGGAGAATAGAGGGAAGAATTTATTCAAAGGGAACTGGTACAAATATTCTGGAGCTAATACATGGGGATTGTATAAAGATGGAATCGTATTTTACTCTACAACCAGTAATGATGGAGTATACGCTAAAGATATATATCTCAAGCCAGGAACATATACGATCAGTGCTACAGTTATATCGCAAATTGGTATGCCAAGCTGGTACGTTCAAGATAAAAGGACATTATCTTACGTTGTTAGGGAATCAATTACTTCCAGCTCCAAAACATTTACTATCACGGAAGCAGGTGAATATCGCATAAGTTTTGAATTTTATCACGAGGGTGATGGAGAAATATACGTCTACAATGTTCAGTTAGAAGAAAATTCTTCAGCATCTATTTACGAATCTCCACGCTCAGATGGGGTTAGTTTTACAACGGAACTTCATGGATTTGAAGGCAAATATGACATCCTACATACCACCGGTTCAAAAATAAAACACTTCACCCGTGAAACCGGTGTCACGTTTACCTATGATTCCGGAAACGATGTTTCGACAGCTACAGTTTCTTCGAGTGCTATCGGTACAGCAATTATTGTCAATGAATCAAATGGGGAAGTTTTCTTTGGAAACGCAAGCGGTACAACGATAACGGTGAGCGGGGATTTATCTGTAGGAACGTACACCGTGATTTATCGAAAGTCCACAGTGACGACGTCGACGATCGAGGTTTTCTCAACGATGCGAGCGTTGACTGAAACAGCAAATCATTTTGTGGCATCTCAAGCTAAAAAAGACACTTTTATGGGTGATGGTGTAACGACGACGTTCACTTTATCATCGACAGCGAATTCAACAAGCTACAAGGTTTATGTTAGCGGTGTGGAGGTTACAGAGGGAATTGTAAAGACAACGACGTCGTTTACGTTTGATGAGGCGCCAAAGCGAGGGGCGATCATCGAGGCCGTGTATAATGAACAATCGGTACCTGTATTTGTAGCTTCGCTGGAACTTTACGAGCCGAGCGGTGCACAAGAGAATATAAGTTATTTGACGGATTTAACGATTTCTGAAAACGAAGATGCTATAGATGTGAGGTTTCCCGATGGGACGAAAAAACGCGTGGTGAGAGGACGTGACTACACAATCACACTCAGGAAAGATTTGATTGAGAATTATAGCAACTTCATTGAAACGTATCGAAATAAAGTCTTCAGACTGCTGATTCAAAACACAAGAGATGGTACAACAGAGTACGCCGCTCCCTGTCGGATTGAGGGAACTTCGAAAGATTATCTGAACGGCTCAGAGTCGGTGAATATCTGGGCGGGTGATTTGTATGATTAGTCTTTCGTATCATGGACGAACGATTATATTGCGGCCCAATTAGTTTGAAAAGTATCACAAGCCGTTTGGAAGTGCTGTTGATATACATGGTGATCGAGGCTACATTGAAACACGCTGGGATCACGAAAGAGGAAGTGTGTTTACGTATTTTCTCATGGCGTGGGATTTGGCAACAGAAGAAGAAGTCGAGGGATTGTTTGAGTTTCTAAGACAACAACCGACCGCAGAGGATCCAATGATGCTGGTTTAGGAAGATGGTAGCAAGCATTTGGTTGTTTTTGCTAGCGATGCAGGTGAAGGTATGTGTAAATTTGATGAAAGTGTGAAAGACATTGACAGTCAGACTCGTTACTACAAAGGCACAGTGGCGCTGATTGAAATCACGAAGGAGGGATAAAATGAAAGAAAGAGTTGTGAATATAAAAGAGCTTGTAAAGAATAAAGAACAAGCGAAAGGCTTTTTCGCTTCACGGGGATATGCAACGATCAAACGCTCTTTCATAAACGAACAGGGTGAGCAGGAAACCGAAATCATCAGAATTCCCATCAAGCCGATCGGTGATCATCCCCTGTTGAAAGAATTTCGAAAGAAATTTCCGCCTCCGAAACCTCCTGCAAAGAGAATGCTTATTAACACAAAGACAGGGCAGACGCCTGATGAGGCTGGTGTAACACTCGCAGAACTGAAAGCTGATCCTAACTGGCAATGGCATACCGTTTATGACGAAACCGATGAGGAATATCGAAAGCAACTTGATGAGTGGACGAGGAAATTTTATATCGTTCAAATCATGATCGTTTTTGATTTAGAAGACGAGTTTGGTCTTGATAAATTGGATGAATTCGAGCAGTTTATAGAGGATTTGGGGTTTTCGGCTAATCAGCTGGCAAACATTGTCGAGGATATTAAGAACCTCGATTTTTTACCAAAAGAGACGAAGAGCGTGAGATAAGAGAATGGTTTGAGTGGGAGAAATTTGAACAAAATGTCGAGTACACTCCACAAGCTTTTGTTATCATGCGAATATGTGAAATGTTCGGTTTTACATACGAATACTGGGAATCTTTGCCATATAAAGAAAAACTCCGGTATTTGTACTACATCACGATGAAAACACGTAAGGAGGAGCATGAGGTTGAAAAAGCTAGGAAGTCTTTGCCTCATGCTCCTTCTTTGTCAGAGGTGAGGCGACGTGGCGGTATTTGACGAATTGGTTATGAAAGTGGGAATTGAAGCGGATAAATATACAAGCGGTTTGCGACGAATGCAGAGTGCAACACAGCAGTTTGAAAACACGATCAAGAAGCTTGCGACAACTCTTGCGGCTGTTTTTGGAACGGCGGGGCTTGTTGCGATGATGAAGAAGAATATAGAACTGTGGGCTAAAGCCGAAGAGGCTTCTTTACAGCTTGCGTATGCTGTTAATACATTCACAAAGAGCGGTATAAAATTATACGACACGATTTCCAAGTTGGGGAGCGAATTACAACAAACACTTGGCGTTGGAGATGATTACGTTAAGCAGTTGGCTGCGATAGGACTTTCCATGGGTATCACCGAGGACAAAATTGTCAAGGCCACTAAAGCTAGTGTTCTGCTGTCCCGCGTGCTCGGTGTGGACGCTCAGACGCTTATGAAAGGTTTTGCGCAGACGTTGCAAGGCACAGTGGGTCTTTTGGGACGTTATATTCCCGAAGTTTCCAGCATGACGAAAGAGCAGCTACAGGCTGGTGAAGCTATAGAACTCGTTTCTGAAAAATTTTCAGAATTAGAAGATGTGTTGTCTGGAACGACTAGAAGCGCTTTAGATAGGTTAAAAGAGAGTATAGGTGATGTTGGGGAAGTGATGGGAGAAAAATTACAACCGTTCGTTATGCGGGCAGCGGACGCTATAGCTAGCTTTTCACAAGAAGTCGCAGAAAAAGGGAGTGTTATAGAGGTTGTCAAAGAGAAGTTTATGAAATTTTATGAGTCACTGCCCACACTTGGAAAAGGTATTGTAACCTTTGCTGGAGCGTTTCTTGCTTTGAAAGTTGGGGCTGTGGCGTTTCATTTGCTTGCGAGTGCGATTGTGTCTGGTGGATCGATAATTGTGAATGTGTTCAAAACGATTTTCTCGTGGCCGGCGTTGTTGATTGCGAGTATATACCTTCTGAGAGTCGCATGGAAACATAACTGGTTTGGGATACGTGACTGGACACTGGAGACGTGGGAGGCGATTAAGAAGGCTTGGAAAGGTGGTTATCAGACGTATGAAGAGATCTGGAAAGATCCGAATCTCGATCTTGTACAGAAATTCTTTGCGACGGTTGTGAAGGTTGTTCACGATGGAATTGAAATGATCAAGGAGATTTTCTCTGAGATAAAGCTTGTTTCTGAACGTGTTTGGAGCGATTCTTACAAGAGTTTTGCCGATATCTGGGCGGATCCAGAGCTTGGCTTTCTGGCTAAAACTGTCGGAACGATAGAGAAGATCTTTAAAGACGCGATCGATGGTATTGTGATCGGATGGCGAGATTCTTATGCTTCGTTTGCAGAGTTATGGCAAGATCCGAATTTGAGTTTTCTAGAAAAAACCGTGGCATCGATTGTGAAAGTTTTTAAGGATCTGTGGGATGGGCTTAAAGCGGGGTGGATCGAAAGTTTCAGTAGTTTTAAAGAGATATGGGGAAGTCCTGACTTGAATTTTCTTGAAAAAGTCGGTGCAACAATTGGAGCTATTCTAAACAAGATTTGGCAAGGTGGAGAAGGTTACAAAGGACTTGGAACTATCTGGGGTGAAGCTTGGAAAGCGTTCAAAAAGGTTTGGAGCGATCCTGACTTGTCGTTTTTGGAGAAGCTGAAGGAAACTTTCAGTATAACCATGGAGGCTATTCTTCAGTCTGTTCAAAGCGTTGGTGCGGCTCTGACTGAATTTTTCGGTGGTGATCCGCAGAAGTACATAGAAGAGACGACAAATGCTATTGAACAGTTTAAAAGGAGCATTTTGGAGTTCGGGAAAGCCGAAACGCTGTTTGAGAGATTTTCGAAAATGTTTGAAATTGGGAAAACGCTTTATGAGTTACCGGCGAAGTTTGTGGTTTCAGGATTTGAGCTTGATAGAAATACGCAAGAGTGGATCGATAACGCTTTGAATATGCTTGCGGTTATAGGAATCACAAAGTTTGTGGGCGGATCGTGGAGAATGGCGGTTGCGTTTGGTCTGCTCGCTGACTTTCTATTTGGCGATGAGTGGACTGGAAATAAATGGATGAACGAATTGATCCGAGCGGCTGAAGCTGTGGGGTTCAGCTTGATAATCACAAAAGGGAATCTTGCTCTTGCTATACCGATCACTTTCACGCTTCTGTCGTTGAAGGGGTTTGAAGATAGACAGAAGGTTCTGTATGCCTATAAAGCGTATATGGATTATGCACAGCTTGGTATCGAAACGACTTTGAGACAATGGGCGATGTCCGAACTGCCTTCGGTTTTGTGGACGCTACCTGCTCAACAGCTTGCAGAGATAGCGGAAAGGACTTTTCAGGAAGGTTTTAGCTCTTTGAGTTTGCTTGATCAGGGTATGGTGCTTGCAGAGTCTTTGATTTTGGGATTTGAATATGAAATACGGAAACGTTTTAGGTCGTTGAAACAATTGTTCGAAGATAGTTTAAGGTCGCTCTTTGTCAGTGAAGTTGATCGGACTGTGGTTCTTGATGCTCTACAAGCACATATGCAGTATGTTTATGCTGGAAACGAGCAGGCGTTGAGAGAATGGGCAAAGCAAAATCTACCTGCCAGTTTGTGGACATTGAGCGCAGAAACTTTAGCATCGATGGCAGAGGAGACGTTTACAAAAGCTTTCGAAAAGCTCAGCCTGTTCGATAAAGGTGTTGTGCTTGGTGAAACACTTATCATGGGGTTGTATAACACAATTGTGGGAGCTGGTGGTAAGATTCTCGAAGCTTTAAAAAAGATGTTTGGCAGTTTTACGATCAGAATTATGCCCGTTGCAGGGTTTGGTGCAATGCCGCTTCCTGTGCCTTCGCATCAGAAAGGTGGTTATACACAAGGAGCTGATCGAGAAATTGCGGGAATAGTGCATGGTGGAGAATGGGTAGCACCTGCCTGGATGGTCAGACATCCTGTGTATGGAAGACTCATTGCGTTGTTGGAAGTAGCCAGAATGCGAGGTTATCAATTCGGTGGCTATGTGGGTGAAAGTGGTGGAAGGATTCCTGTTACATTCGAGAATCTGTTTGGACGGCCTCAGGAGACGCTGAAAGCTATGTTTGAAGATCTTGTTGAGACAATGAAGAGCGACTGGAAGGCGTTGATGGAGTTTGGGAAAGAACTGTTACAGGAATTGGGTGGAGCGCTTGGAATAAAGATAGATCAGCTTGAATCAGTGATGGATAGGGTAGTAAAACAATTCGATGAGCAAGAAAAGGAAATAGAACGCTGGAAAAAAGAGTTTGGTGATTCGTCAGCAGAGACAACTAGCGCTTTAGACGAGCTCAAAAAAGCCCTGGCTGAAAGCTCTGAACTTTTTGAAATTGAAGACGGTGAATTCAAGCCAAGTGTTCTGGGACAAGGAATAGTAGAGTTGTTTAAAGGATCGTTTACGAAAGCCTTCTCGCTGATCGGCACAGGTATTGTACCGATTTTGACAAAATTTTTGTTTGGCTTGGAGAGTGTTACGAAGATTCTAAATCCTTTCACGACAATTCTCGAAGGGCTGTTTGGTTTGATTGGTCCTGTGCTGGATACTATTTTTAAGCCTTTTGCTGAGATGCTCAGAACGATAGGAAAATTCTTGGGAATATTTATACTTCCGGTTTTGCAGATATTGAAAGTTGTTTTGAAACCTCTTGCGTGGGCGTTTGCATATGTTGGATATGCGATCGATCAGGTGATTCTATGGATCAATAAACTGCCTTTGATAGGTGGCTTTTTGACACGCGAGCAAATACAGCAAATGCGTTTGACACCAGCAGAACGTATGCGAGAGTGGGGATACGAAGAAGCAGAAACCGAGCAGGAAACATCGGTGTACGGTCAGACGTTCACCGCAGGAACGCCGCAGTATATCACGAACAACTTCAACGTCACTTTCAGCGAAAATGTTCTGCTGCAAGAAGACGATGAGGCACTGCGTCATCTTGCTGAATTGTTCGTTAGATATGTGAAAGAACATGGTGGTGTGAAGGTGGTGTTTGGCGAATGACGCTGGGTACGCTTGTTGTGGAACCCGTTGAAGTTAAAGAAATTGTGGTGAGGCATGAGAATCTCAATACGGCCGTGGACGGATCTGTCCACGGCTATTTTTTTGGCTCACACAAAGAGTGGGAGATAAAACTGCAGCTATTGACGGATGAGCAAAAGCAATATATCGAGTCTTTGAGAGGTAGCAAGTTTTTGTTTGGAATCGATGATTATAAATGCTACGCGCGGTTTGCAGGAAATATCGAATGGGAAAAAGTATACATCAAAGGCGAATGGCTGTATTCGACAACTTTGCGGGTTGTCGAGGTGGTAACATGATAACGATTGTTGTTGGTGGTGTTGATTACAGTGAAAGGGTTGTGGACTGTAAGGTTCACAAGAACGAGACTTGGCTGGGCAACATTGCTCCGAATGAGGCTACAATCGATCTGGACAATTCAGATGGCTTCTTTCAGATAGCGAATCTTCCCTCGACTGACGACAACGTTATTATATCCATCGATGGAAAGAGGCAGTTTACGGGATTTGTGAACAACGTACGGCTCAATGTGCGTTCTAAAACGGTGAGAATCCAGGCGACTGACTTTTGGAAAAAGTTTGAAAAGCGATATTGCCAGAATACGGTTTTTCTTTCGACTCCTTTTCTGATAGTGTTACAACAGCTAATTCAGATGGGCGGTGAGGATCTTGTAAATACTGAGCTAGAGGATCCCGGCTTGACGATTTCGTATTGGCACATTGATGAGGATATGAAAGTTAGAGATGCTATAGAAGAGCTTGTTCAAAGTGTTGGAGGACAGATTTATTACAACGAATACGGTGTGCTTGTTTTCAAAGCGGGTTTTAAGTCGCCGTTTTCAACTGATATCGTTGACACAATCGAGATATCGAGTTTTAGGGATTTGAACAACAGAAAAAAGACAGCGGAGGCGACTCTTGTAGAGGTTAAGTGCAAACTGAAACAGTTATCCGATGAAATCCTGCCTGTCTACATCGGTGCAACTAGTGATGAGCCTTTCAATGTGCCCGCTGCGGGATGGCCTGATGATCCCGATGATGAGTTTTGGGTGGAGTTTGAAAAACCAGTATGGTGGTTGTGTCCTTATGATCAGATTGCGTTTGACGCTGATGACGGTATCACTCTTGATCAGGCAACGTATGAAGAAAACTTTCTCGATCTTGAGCAAGGTATTTTGAAGAATCCAAAACGAATTAAACTGAAAATAAACAATTCCTCGGGCGCTGATGGGAGTATTTATGACTTTCGTATTTTTGGAAAATTCGTTGAAGAAGAGGAATCTGTGGCAGTGCATGGTACAGGAGAGCCAGCCGAAAAGTTCACACTCGAGTCGGAAATAATTTCCGACATGGACTGGGCAAAGCAGTTGGCACAGTGGCTGTATGAAGAGAAACAAGAACGAGTTGAGACAGAGATGGAAGTTGTGGAATTTTCAAAAGCGTTGAACTATCACATCGGTGATAAATTGCAAATAGTTGAACTTGAAAGCGGTATCGATAACCGTTTCCGGATTTCCGAAATGGATATCGATTACAAAGCGTCTAAAATAACTCTGAAGCTTATTTCTGATCGTGGGGAAGAGTTTCAGTATATCGGAAGTCGGGGAAAAAGACGTCGCCGTGGCGAAAAACCTCGAGGTGATGGATTGCCTCCTGCGCCCCCTTCGAATCTTCAGCTTAGCTCGTACTTGCAGGATGGGTTTTGTTTTGTGCGGGCTTCTTGGGATCATTCGACATCTCCAGACGTGCGTTATTACATTGTTAAGTGGAGCTATGATCAGACAAATTGGTCAGAAGTATATACGCCTGCCAATAGTGTAGCGATTATGGTACAACGAAACACCACGGTGTATGTGCAAGTAGCTACATATGATTTAGATGGCCTTGTTTCTGAGTACATCAGTGCAAGTGTTGAGTCAATATCTGCAGGGCAACCCGAACCGCCGTTAAATCTTCGATTGTCAACGTACATGAGAGATAATCAGGCATGGATCTATGCACAATGGGATCCTTCGCCCTCACTGGATGTTAGTCATTATTTGATCCGGTGGAGCTATGATCAAACAACGTGGTACACCCTGACAACAAAAGGAACGTCTATCGAATTTAGTGTTAAACAAGATGTTGTCGTATATGTGCGGGTGTCAGCTGTTAATATCGAAGGTATTGAATCGGATTATATTCAAAAATCTATTACGTCAGCAAACGATACAGAACCTCCCCCTGCGCCTTCGACTATGGCTGTATACCCTGGCGTTGGTTTGATCGTTATAACTTGGTCGAAGGTAACAGTTGATGATTTTTCGCACTATCTACTAGAACGTGCCTACAGTACTACTTCTCAATATCCAACGAATTTCGCTCCAATTGCTATGCTGGAAAGTGCAATCTACGTCGACCGTGATGTGTCTTATGATACTTATTATCGATATCGGATAAAAGCAGTTGATAAGCAAGGAAATGAAAGTCCTTATCTGACAATGAGTACGGGTCTTAAACCGAAAAAAGCTGTGAGTATCGATATCGATGCTGAGGTAATTACAGAAACTCATATCGCAGATAATTCGATCTCCTCGCCTAAAATTAAAGCTAATGCTATACGCGCCTCGCATATAGCTGCTGAGCAAATTCAATCAGAACATATTGAATCTAATGCGATTTTGGCACAGCATATCGCTGCAAATCAGATCACAGCCAATCATTTAACTGCCGCTATTGATCTTGGTGTTGGAAAGCAGATTACGGTGGGATCTCTTGTCAAAATAGGTTATCAAGCTTTGCCTGATGGGTCGGATGGAATATATGTTGAAGGTGGCGCTTTTCAGCTAAAGAATGACGCAGGGACTGTTGTAATTGATGGAAAAAGCAATATGTTTAAGATACATTATACTGGCTATGTATATGTTGGCGGAGGGGCTACAGCAACAATAAACTTTTCTGATTTGGGTTATAAGCCTATATTTTTGTTTTATGTCCAAGCTTCTAATATAGAAGGCGAATCAAACGTAGTCGCGCAATGGCCTATATATTGCTACTACATAGAAGGGCTAGCCAAATACGAATGGGGGTTCAAAGCATGGACATATACTAACTATATACGTATTCGTAACTTTTACAGTAGTGGTAAATGGTTGAGATTTTATATTTTAAAAGAAATAGCCATGTGAGGTGATGATATGTTGATTGTATATGATGATACAGGTCGTATTGTGTATACAATTGATGATGTGAAGTCGGCTGATAGGATACCGATCCCTGACGATTTGAATTATATGATTATTGATCATAACATCGTTGATATATATAACTATTGCATTCATGAAGGGCAATTGACGAAAAAGTTGAAAGCAGATATCGTTGTTGAAGATTCTCGTGTGCAAATTCTGATCGAAAATCGCTTTCCCATCGAAACAGTAAGGGTTGTTGTGTCTTATAGTCCCTTTGACGGTCAGGAATTGATATTACCCGTCGTGGATAACAAAGTTGAAGTTGAACTCAATAAGCAAGGAGATGAAAAATTCACACTAACAATTGATGATCCCAAAGTCGAATACAAGGAGGTTGTGATATGAAGCTGGTACTTGAACTCCCGAAGGAAAAAGCGATTCAGCGTGATAGATTGAAGGCCAACGATGTTATTTACGTGCTAATACAAACAGTTTTGTCTATTGCGGATGAATGCGAGATTAATACACAATATGTGAAAACACTGAGAAGAATTTTGAAAAATAATTTTAGTAAATTGAAAAGAGCGGCAAATTCAAAAGGAATTAGGATTGAGGAATGATAAAAATGGACGAATTGTTGTTGACTGCTCTTGTAATTGTTTGGGGTATGTTTTTGATTTCTTGTTGTTTTGAAATCTTGCCACCTCGAAGTTGGAAACAAATCGAGGTAACCGCTAAAGATAAAGAAATGTGGTTTCAAATTTTGCCAACCTTGGAAGGAATAAAGTACAAATTGGGTGGTCAGAGCCCTGAAACTGGGTTTGATTGTTCTGGATTGATTGTTTACTTGTATAGCCGAATTGGTGTTGTGTGGTTTAGATATCACAATAAGCTCGTAAAAGATGTAAGCGCTGAGGCACTCTATCTTTATAATTCGAGACCTGTAACGTTTAATGAACTCGAGCAGGGAGATTTGATATTCTTTGATACCGATAACGATTCTCATATTGATCACGTTGCGATTTTTGACTGTTGCGATGAAAACGGAAACGTCTGGGTGTGGGATGCAACAGATGATCCGGATGGCGTCAAGATTTTTGCTGTATCACGTAGAATCCTAAGGTATATGTGGAATAAAAATCCTGTTTTTGCTAAACCTTTAAAAGTCGTAACCGAATGATTTTTAAGGCATGTTGTTAAGGGGGATTGATAAAATGTCTATGGATATTGATCGTAAACTCAATGAAATCGTTCAATGCGTTAATCGTCATATAACACAGCTTGAGCTATTGAAAGAATCTTTTGTGAAAGAAATGCAGTTTCATTTATCTGCGCTTCAAAACGATCTGACAAAGTTAAAAAAACAGCCTGTAGAGGATGAACAAAACAAGGCAAACACATAGCGGGGATTTCCCCGCTTTTTTCTTTTTGGAGGGAGTCATATGAGCTGGGAGAAACTGATTTTGATTGTCGCCGTTGTTGGAGTGGTTGTTGCTTTGTTTTTCAGACCAAACGCTTTTACTTTTAAAGAACAAGATATCTCGGTTTGGCGAGAGTATGAGGCTTCTCAATATGAGATTTTCGTTATTCATTGTGCGTCTATCAAAGAAGGTTTGGCGTTGTTTGAAAGCAAACATCCAGAATGGCTTGTCGTTGAATATCTCTTCAAAGACGGGATCTTGTGGATCAAGGCGGTGAGAAAGTGAAACTTGAGATGGGAGATATACTTCTTCTTCCAGCTCCCGCTGTTGAGATGTACAGGTTTCTTCAGGAAAAAGCAGATAAAGCTATTGCTCTTGCCTTCAAAATAACGATCGGAAAGCTTCTTGACAAAATCAAACCAGGCTTATCTGCGTGGTTTGAAAAAGCTATCGAAGAAGCTGATTTTGGACAGCGTCTTGTTGAATTTTTATTTGAACACACAGGAAACGCATATCTTCATGCAGGGCTTTACATAGGAAAAGGATGGAGTATAGAAGCTTGGGGAAATGGAGTGCATCTTATCAAGC